CCGGAATAATCACCTTCAGCACCAGTAGGGGTAGAAGCACCATTGGAGGAAGCGGAAAGAATTGGATTCAAGCCGGCAGCCTTAAGATCTGCAACCTCTCTCTGATGAGCAGTATTACTCATACGTTCTTGAAAAGCCATTTGATTTTTAGCACTTAAAGTACTTAATTCAGGAGAAACACTAGCCATAAAAAATCCTTTCTATTAATTTTGCCGTTTTGATTTATATAAGCTTCCTTATGTTCCGCACACACACGCATACGAAATAAAAAAAACAGAGAACGCATGCGCGCGCGCGCGAAGAACAACGTCAGCTTATATAAATCTCAACGGCTTAGAAAATTAATGATGATCTATAAGACCGGGAACACTATAAACCGGCATAGCACGTGTCCAGATGGTATCAAACCAAAAGTCAGCAAAAAACTGATTACTATTAGCAGAAGTAACAGCAAGAACACGATCAACCATAGACTTATCTTCACGGATCCAAGCATCAGAAAGAGTAGGCTTCTGAGTATAATAGTCTGCAAGATTCCAACTAGCAAGAGAATTCTGAACACCTGGACGCATCTCGCCAGATACACGATCAGGCTTATAACGATAATCTGCCCAAGCTTCCTGATAGCCAAAAACAGTATCATTAGCCATAGTGGTAGCATCAGCGTAGATCTCGCTATCGTACACAGGTTGTTCTCCGAGCGATGAAAAAACGGGCCAGAAGAAGCTGTCAAACTTCCTACGAGTCCAAAAACGTTCAAGACCTTGAGAATATGTATGATCATAACGAACACAAGCAACGCCAATAAGATAACCATGTTCAGTAAAAGATCTCTCAAAATCTTCATGAATATCAGAAGTTACAGACATAGCACCAAGATCACCAAGAAAATCCTGCTGAGTCTGAGAAGTATTAGCAACTTCATGAATCTGAATAGGAATACGATTACCACCAAGATATTCAGTTCTCTGAAGACGAGCATCAGGAGAAGTAACACCGAAATGATTACGAATCACTTCAATATAACGGCTACCACCGCGAGCTTGCTTTTCATAAAACTTCTGCAGCTGAAAAGCTAACCTAAGCTCGTTGATCGTAAAAGAACCTTGAGAATCAGAAAGAACCTGATCTGGGATAGAAACAGTCAAATTTGAAGGAATAACAGAACGAACAGTTTCAGGAGTATTATTATCAGAATGATAATAAGTATAACCACCGGCAGGGGTAATAGCAAGTTTATTATAAGGCATACTAGAAGGAAACTCCTGACCATCAGCACGAAGCCATTTAAGGGGATTATTTGTGTTGCCTAAAATTCCTTCATTATTATTCTCAGCAGTAAGAACAGGATAAGTAGCACCCTGATAAGTCAAATTCTGGGTAAGATCAAAACCAACGGCAGGACCTTTCTGAGCAGTCGGAAGACATGAAGTAAAATAATCATGATACTTCGCAACTTTAAACGGCTTACCACCATTAACAACATCATTAATATAATCTGAACCATTAGATCCGGTCTGGTTTGAATCACCAAGAGGTATATTAAGAGGATCAGAAACGTTCTGATCTTTGTACCATTGATCACAGATAAGCGCATACCCACGGAAAGGAAGAGCAGAAGGACGCTGAACAGCAGTATTACTCCATTCAACACCAACGGGAAGACCCATATAATCTGCAATGGTACCGGTAGCAAAACCACCTTCAGGAGAAGAAATAGAAGGTATCTGATACTCAACCTGAGGAATCCAAGCACTCTGATTATTCTCACCAAAAAACTCTTTAGCATGCTCCCAGGTAAGACGCATTGGTACAAAATACCAATAAACATCAAGATACATATTACCAAAAGTAGGAGTAAGAAGAGTCTGAGCACGAACAACCTTACTTGTAGTCATTCTAATACTATCTCCGGGAAGAACTTCATCAACATAAATAGGAATAAGCTCACCAGCATTAAATGTAGTCATGTGACCAGAAGAACGATCAAAAACAGATCTCTGTATATCAATATCAGGAAGAGTACTGAAATGGGATTCAACATTACGATTCATCTACTTTAACCTCACTTTCAACTTCTTTCTCAATTACAAGCTCAGGAAGATACTCTTTCATAGTATCAATCCAACCGGGAGAACCGGCATCAGAAAGCCATTTAAGATAATTATTATTAAACTTATTACGAGTCTCAAGATCAAGCTGCTCAAAACTCTGACGAGCATTAATAAACACCTGAAGATGACCGGCAAGAGACTTAGGAGCTTTGCTAAGATCTGCATACATCACGGAAGAAGCAGGACGAAGAACAGAAGTATCACCAAGTGCCAATCTGGAACGAATGTAAGCAATATCCGTGAACTGCTTTTCAGAATTAATCTTCTCCGAAATACTCTCTTTACCATTAGGTGTCAAACGAATCTCACCAGAAGGAAGAAGCTTTGCATCATAAAGAACATGAATATCAGAACCGGGATCTGAAACAAACTTAGACGGATCTGAAACCTTAGCATTTTTATTTCTCATTAAAAACCTCATTTCCGTTGCAAATAAACTCAATCGGCTGAACCGGACGAACATCACCAGTCTTAGAATCAAAGGTAGCAACTCTGTAAAAATCATAATCAGCAGGAGCAAAATTCATTACACCAGGATTATTGTTGATAGCATACGCAAAATTTCTCTTTGCGGAATCGTCATTTATGTCAATCGCGGGAGACATAAAACCGGTATACTTATCACGTATACAATAAACCGAATATGTCATAACACACTCCACTTTTTAAATAAATTTTTTAAAGGCATAATAACTAATCTCGAAAATAAACCTGATTCATCAAGGTTAATAAGATAGGAATCAGAATGCACAACTTGATTATTTTCATCAAACTTTGTCAACTCAAAATACAATTTATACATCTTTTACCTCACCATATTAATAATAATGAGATAACCAAGAAGAATAACGAAAACAACAACAGCATCGACAATAGACATACGTAAAAAGCACTCCAATCTTTCATACATCAAACCATAGGCAAAAATAACCTTTCTGTACTTTACGGATCTCATTAAGAAACTGAACGGCTTCCTTAAACTTTTTTAAAATGCCAAGTAATCTCTTTTAGGGTAACGGGTTCCTGATAAGTTACATTGATCAAAATCGGATACCTCCACGCATGATCCTAAATCCGAGATTAACGGCAGGGGAATGTGATGCAGTTCTACGAAAATGTTTTGCATCAATTGAAGGATTTGTACTACCACGCACGAAAAACACCTCATTTCATATAAATCTCGCATAATATCAAATGATAACTATACGGCAATTAACATAATATCAAAGACCGCGATAATAGTCAATAACCTGACCGGTAAAATTTAACTTTTCTTCAGCCATATCTCCGAGATCCATGTATTCCCTATTAGTCTGCATCATCTTAGCAAAATCAGAATCATTCATAGCCTGGCGTCGCGTAGTCATAAGCTCCTCATACAATTTATTCTCGGAAGGAAACTTACTCTCTTTTAATGTACGCAAAAAAGCCGGAGGAAGAAAAACTTTCACCGAAGAACCATTATCGGCAAAATGAAAAACAGAATATTCAAAACAATCGGGATGCTCTTTAGGATAATATAAACCAATACCGGGATTACGACTAGATACAGAAAACTCAGGCTCAAGTACTCTTTCCACATACTCATCAGACACAAGACCTAAATCTTTTTTCTTCACATACCGAGCAACATAGGCGCAAGTCTTCCAAGATACATTAGCCAAAAGACAAAAACCATTTTTCCAAACTTCATTAGCCAAGAAATCTGAAATATAATAAGGATCACCAAGCTCATTAGTACCTTTTAATTGCAAATCTTCAAAATCAGATAAATCAAGACCATATAATATGATATGGTAGTGAGGACGTTTAGTATTAGATCCATATTCTCCACAAGCATAATATCTCAACTCCTTATCAGGAAAACGCTTACGAAGTCGCTTAAAAAACAACTGAAGATCTCTTTTATTCAAAGTCAAAACAACCTGACCGGTACTCTGATCAAAACGACAAGGAACATGTTCATCATTATATGTCAAAGTTAAAAAAACAGCCTTCTTACTGTGATCTAACTCAAGAACCATACGATCAGCCCAAGCACGAGCCTTTTGTGCTCTACAACCGCGACACTTACCGCAAGGAATCTTAATCGCACCAGGATACTGATCTAACATCTCAGGAGTATATCTACCAAGAGGCAAATATTTAACGGCACCGGAAGAAGTAAAACCTTGTCTAATAGCTAAAAGAGGAGTATTACAAGCAATAATAATCACCTACTTTCTAAACTGACACAAGAATAGGTGTCAGTCGTGCCCATATAATCAAGTGATGCAGGGCACGACCGCACCGCGGTTTAATTAAGTACCACCGGTAAAATTAGATTTATACTTATTCGAATTAAAACCTTTACCTATAGCTTTAACCTTATTAACAGTATTACGAATCTGAATAGCAGCTTTATTAACAGCTTTTTGCAAACCAGACTGTTTACCGGCATTATATTCCTGAACAGCAGACTTAGCAGATTTAAAACGATCACCAGTAAAATAATCAAGAGCTGAGTTAAGAGCTTTTTTAACAGACTTACCGGAAACCTGACTAGGAATATTAAAAATATCAGCAACCTCTTTACCCAATTTAGAATCACCATAAATTTTATCTTTACGATAATTATAATCAGATGAAGAAGAGTTCATAGCATCATACATGTAGTTAGCAAAATCAGCACCATAAAACTTAAGCTTCTCAAAGAAACCAAGACGATCGTTATCCTTCATAGAATTATCAATAGCTTCAATAAGATTTGTATAATAATCCATCTTCTTAGCAGAAGCATCAGCACTAATAGCAGTAGAAGCAATATCACCTAATCTATTTAAAGCCTTAGCAGTTGTAGCAATAGAAG